ATTGTACACCACATTTAGTAAATGTAATGTTATTAGCTCGTGATTTAAACGGTAGAAGAATCTACAATTCAGTTTCTGAATTAGCTACAGCATTAAATGTTGGTTCAATTAAAACTGTAGAACAATTTGAAGGTAAAGTTCGTAAAGATAAAGAAGGTTCTAATAAGAAATTATTAGCATTAATCGTAAACGTAGATGACTATGCATTAGGTGCTACTAAAGGTGGAGAAGTAACTCACTTCACTCAATTCGATATTGATTTTAACCAACAAAAATCTTTATTAGAAACTAGATGCTCAGGTGCATTAACAAGAGTTTACTCTGCTATTGCATTAGAAGAACCTACTACAGCTGAAGCATAGAAAGATAAGGTGAAAATTCAAAATGGCTAAAATTTATACAACTATAGGATTCGGTGAAACTATTGAGGAAACACCAGGGACTTGGACTACAGTTATCACCGAACGTAAATACTACGGCGATTTAACTAAGAATACTAGACGATTACAGACAGCTGATAGAGTCAATGATAATGTGACAATATCAAATGAGGTTAGTATAATCGCCGACCCTTATGCCTATGAGAATTTTCATTCTATGAGATACGTTGAGTTTATGGGTACTAAATGGAAGGTTGATACTATTGATGTTCAGTACCCTAGACTTAACCTTAGTTTAGGAGGAGTCTACAATGAATAGACGCTTAGAACTACATGAAATACTTTGTGAAAAGTTAGGAAGTAGAAACGTTTATTTTCAACCTCCAGAGTCTATTAAGATGAAGTATCCTGCAATTGTATACTCATTGAGTGATATTGTAGTTAGACATGCAAATAATGCTAATTACAACACGCATCGTGTTTATGATATCACGATAATAGACGTTAATCCTGATACAACAATTTTAGATTCTATCTTGGAGCTTCCTTATACTTCATTTGATAGAGCATTTGTATCAGATAATTTAAATCATTTTATACTAACAATAAACTACTAGGGAGGACAATTATGGCAAAATTAGTATGGGACCAAGTTGGTGAAAAAGAATATCAATTAGGCGTAGAAAAAGGTGTCATTTATAAACAAAAAGATGGCGAATACCCATCAGGTGCAGCTTGGAACGGTTTAAAAGAAGTTTCTCAAAACCCTACAGGTGCTGAATCTACTAAATTATATGCTAACAATGGAACATATCTTAACTTAATTAGTAATGAAGACTTTGAAGGTAGCATTACTGCTTATATGTATCCAGATGAATTTGCTGAATGCGATGGTTCTTTAGAAGTTGCTGCTGGAGTTTATCTAGGACAACAAACAAGAAAACCATTTGGTTTAACTTACAAAACTTTAATTGGTAATGATACTAATGGTGATTCTCATGGTTATATCTTACACTTAGTGTATGGAGCAACTGTGTCACCATCAGAAAGAACTTACTCTACTGAAAGTGATGATCCAGAAGCTATTGAAATGAGCTGGGATTTCACAACTACACCAGTTGAAGTTGATGTTACAGTTGATGGTACACAAGCAAAACCATTAGCTCACATTGAATTAAATTCTACTAAAGTAGATAAAACAAAAATAAAATCATTAGAAGATATTTTATATGGTAGTGAAACTGCTGAAGCTAGATTACCATTACCAACAGAAGTAATCAATATCTTCAAAGACCAAGAAGCTTAGTAAGAATTTAAGCTACTATAAAGAGTCCTTAGCAAAAACAAGGGCTCTTTTATTTTTATTTAAGACATGAAGGAGATTGGACGAAATGTTAAAGAAAACTATTAAATACGAAAACTTTTTAGGAATAGAAGTAGAAGAAGATTTCTATTTCAATTACACATTAGCTGAAATTGCATCAATGAAATTACGTGAAGCTGGTGGAATTGAAGCAAAACTTCAAAAAATTGTAAATACTAAAGACCAACCAAAGCTTTTTGAGCTATTCACAGATTTAATATTAAATGCATATGGAGAAATTTCACCAGATGGGAAACGCTTTATCAAATCAAAAGAATTATCAGAAGCATTCTCTCAAACAGAAGCATTCTCTCAATTATTTATGGAATTACTAGGTGATGAGAAAGCAGCTGCTGATTTCGTTACTGCTTGTATGCCAGCTAGTATACAAGCTGAAATGATTAAACAAGCAAAACAAACTACTAGAAAAACTACTAAGAAATTAACTAACGAAAAAGCTTCTTAGTATAAGCTGGTGATACTTATGCTTGAATTAAATATTAGAAAAACACAAATGTGGGATGAGTACAATGAGTGCTTTATAACAGTAGATGCACAGACAATACAGTTGGAGCATTCATTAGTATCATTGTCAAACTGGGAGTCAAAATGGTGTAAACCTTTTATAGGTAAAACGGAGAAAACGAGAGAAGAGTTAATTGATTACATAAAGTGTATGACGATAACTCCAAATGTTGATCCTAATGTTTACAACGCATTTACTCAAGAAGACATGAAGAAAATAGAGGAGTATATATCTTCACCACATACAGCAACACAGTTACGTAAGCAACCTGGAAAATCAGGAGGCAATACTCGAGTTACTTCAGAAAGAATTTATTTTTGGATGATATCATTACATATTCCTGTTGAATTTCAACATTGGCATCTAAACAGATTATTGACACTAATAGAACTTTGCAATATTGAGAATCAACCTAAGAAGAAAATGAGCAAGAGTCAAATATTACGTAGCAATGCAAAGATTAATGCGGCTCGTAGAGCTAAATACAATTCAAAGGGATAGACAAGATGATTACATTCAAGCAAAAAGGTGACTTCAAAAATTTAAACTCTTTTTTAGAACGAATTAAAGAAGTTTGTAAATTCGGAAAATTAGATAGGTATGGAGAAATGGGTGTAAGGGCACTACAGTCAGCAACTCCTGTCGATACAGGTGTAACTGCATCATCTTGGTATTATAAGATTGAGCATACTGACAAAGGTGCCTCTATTTCTTTTTATAACTCTAATGTCAATGAAGGTGTTCCAATCGCTATCATTTTACAAACAGGACATGGTACTGGAAATGGCGGATATGTTCAAGGAGTTGATTACATAAATCCAGCATTAAAGCCTATCTTTGACAAAATTACGGAAGAAGCATGGAAGGAGATTACTAGATGAGTAAGACAGTTGATGAACGAGTTGTTTCCATGCAATTCGACAATAAAAACTTTGAGGAAAATGTCCAAACGACAATGTCAACTTTGGATAAGTTCAAAGAAAAACTAAACCTAGACGGTGCTGCTAAAGGACTAGAAGAAGTAGACAAAGCTGCTAATAGTGTTGACATGTCAGGTTTAGGTAATGCTGTTGAAAGTGTTAAAGTAAAATTCTCAGCATTAGAAGTAGCAGGTATTACTGCTATTACAAACATAACTAATTCATTAATGAATTTCGCTAAGAGTACAATAAGTTCTTTAACTATTGATCCAATCTATTCAGGTTGGGATAAGTATGCTGAAAAGACTTCAGCAGTACAAACAATTATGGCGGCTACTGCTAAAGACTTTAAAGATACTGCTACTCAAATGGAATACGTTAATGAACAGTTGGATAAATTAAACTGGTTCACAGATGAAACTTCTTATAGTTTCAATGATATGGTATCTAATATTGGTAAGTTCACTTCCAATAACGTAAAACTAGATACAGCAGTAACAGCCATGCAAGGTATTTCAACTTGGGCAGCGCAATCAGGTGCAAATGTTAATCAAGCAAGTAATGCAATGTATAACTTAGCTCAAGCAATCTCAGTTGGTTCAGTAAAATTAATAGATTGGAAATCAATTGAAAATGCCAATATGGCTACTACTGAATTTAAACAAACGGTTCTTGATACAGCAGTAGCTGTTGGAACTTTAACGAAGTCTACAAAGAAAAGTGGACTATATTTAACAAAGAATGGTAGTAAAGAAGTATCAGTAGAGAACTTTTCAGAAAATTTAAGCAAAGGTTGGTTCTCAAGTGATGTCTTATTAAAAGCATTAGATAAGTATGGCGCTTTCACTAATAAATTATATGATGCGTACAATAAAATCAATGAAAATGCTGATATGACTACTAGTGAATTGTTAAGTAATCTCGATGACTATAAATCAGGAAGTTTAGACATTCAAGCAATGTCTGAAGAAACTGGTATGTCAGTAAAAGACCTTAAATCTATGATGGATGAACTAACAAGTTCAACAATGGATTTAGGTAAGAAATCATTCAAAGCAGCGCAAGAAGCTAAAACATTCCAAGAAGCGTTAGATTCTGCTGTTGATGCTGTAAGTACTGGTTGGATGAATACATTTGAAATTATTTTCGGTGATTATGAAGAAGCTAAGAAACTTTGGACAGACTTAGCAAATGCTTTATGGGATATCTTTGCTAGTAGTGGAGAACGTCGAAATTTAATTTTAGAGAAAGCTTTGAATAGTACTCCTTTCGGAAGTTTACAAAAGAAGATTGAGTCAGTTACAGGTGCTACTAATGCTATGACAGCAGCTACATTAGATTATAATAGTGTGGTAAAGAAAGTAATATCAGGAAATTATGGTAACGGTCAGTCTCGTTGGGACAAGCTAACGAATGAAGGATATAACTGGGCAAAAGTTCAAAATAAGGTAAATGAGAAATTAGGTAACTCTGTTCGACATAATGAAAAGTTAGGTAAAGAACAAAAGAAAGTTAATTCAACTCAAAAGGTTACTATCAAACAATTAACTGAGATGTCTGATGAGCAACTTAAGGCATTGGATTTCACAGATAAAGAAATAGAAGGTTTAAAACAATTAAAAGAACAATCTGAATTGACAGGTATATCTGTTGAAAGCTTAGCGAAAGATTTAACTCAGTTAACTGGTAAAAGCTTAATATCAAAAGCATTTAGTAACGTATATGGAACTGTAACAAAGATATTGGATTCAATTACTACAGCTTGGCAAAAGGCATTCCCTCCGTTATCATCAGATAGCTTATATAACATGATAGCAGGATTACATAAATTATCAACATATCTAGTAATAACTCAAGAACAAGCAGATAAACTAACCGACGTGTTTAGTGGTGTATTTGCAATATTAGATTTAGTTGTTGATGTGGTTAAAGGTGGACTTAGACTTGGAATAGGATTAGTCACTACTGTATTATCGAAGTTCAATAAAGCAATGGACAAGTCTAATACATCTCTTTTAGATATGTCTGCTAAAGTTGGAAATACCGTCTCCGGATTTAGAGATTGGGTTGAACAAAACGAAATTATTAATAAAGTAGTTGATACATTAGTGGATTTGTTCTCTAAGTTATTAGATGCTATTGGAGAATTTGTTGAGTACATATGGAATTTAGATGAAACTCAAGCTGCTATCTCAGCTATTGGAGATGCATTTAACTACGTTGGTGACGCTATTAAAACAAACTTTGGAAAAGGAATTTCTAAATTTACTGACTTTGTCGAATCTATAAGTAAGATGGATAAAATCTCATTTAAAGGTATAGCTGATGGTTTATACAACATGAAAAACAGTATCTTTACAGATTTCTTAGGAATGGATGCAACAACAAAGAATTTAGGTTTAAACGTCATTCAAGGTTTAATGAAAGGTATTAATGGCGGTGCTTCTACCGTAGTAAGTGGCGTTAGTGGAATCGTTAACTTACTTATCAATACTGTTAAATTCTTATTAGGTATTCATTCACCATCAACTGTATTTGCGGAAATTGGTGGAAATGTTGTAGCTGGTTTATGTAATGGTATAACATCAGGATTCGATGCAGTTGGACAAGTTGGTCAAACATTATTCTCATCATTAACAAAAATGTTTAGTGGTGTTGACTTTACAGATGTTTTCTTAGTCGGAACTGTTAGTGGTGCTGGCTATATGATTAATAAATTAACCAATATCTTAGACCGTGTAACTAAACCTTTAGATGGTTTCAACAAAGTATTATCATCATTCGCACAAGTAGGTAAAAGCTATGCTAAGTATTGGGATACTAAAACTACAAATTTAAGAGCAGAATCTCTTTATACATTTGCTAAAGCTATTTTAGTTGTAGCGGCTTCTATTTATATTGTTTCTACAATAAAGACAGAAGATTTAGCAAAATCAGTAGGAGCCATAGGACTTATTATGGCAGCTATGATTGCATTATCGAAAGCTAGTGTTGGAATAGATAGTGTTGTAGATTTCGCAAAAATAGGAGCATTCGCAATTGGTTTAGGAGCAGCGATGCTATTAATAGCAGCTGCAATTAAGAAAGTAGCTAGCATTGAAGACCCTGACCGTGCTTCTGCATCATTCTTCCAAATGACTATCATGTTAGGAGTCATGGGAGGATTGGCTATAGCATTATCTAAGTTTGGACAATTTGAATCAGCTGTAGATTATGGCAAAATCGGTGCTATGATATTATCAATGTCTGCAGCAGTACTATTAATAGCTGTTGCAATCAAAATGATATCAGGAATTGATGAAGCAGATGTACAGAAAGCAAATGCATCTATTATTCAAATAGGTTTAATGTTTATGGCATTCCAAGTGCTATCTAAATTCACAGGAGTTTGGTCTGATAGTGCTGGAAAAATGATATTAGAAATGTCTGCTGGTATGATATTAATAGCTGCTGCTATGAAAATAATTGCAGGTATAGATCAAACAAACGTTGACAAAGCATTAAGTGTTATTAGATCAATTAGTTTAATATTTGATGCTTTTATAGTTCTATCACAATTCTCTGGTGAAAGTGCCTCTAAGGCAGGTTCAATGGTTTTAAAGATGTCAGCAGCAATGGCTATATTAGCAGTTGCTATGAAAATTATAGCTACAATGAGTGGAAGCGAAATTAGTCAAGGTTTATATGTTATGTATGCTATTGGAGCTTTATTCTCAGTGTTTATATTTATTACCATGGAATACGGTGGACAAGCTGAAAAAGCTGGTAATATGCTTCTACGTATTTCAGCAGCAATGGCTATATTAGCTATCGCTATGAAAATTATTGGAACTATGACTGTAGGAGAAGTAGCCAAAGGTATTGTTGTAATAGGCTTAATAGGTATATTATTTGCTGCAATAATAGAAATATCGAACTATGCTGGTAAGAATGCCGCTAAAGCAGGTACTATGTTATTAAGAATGTCTGTAGCAATTGCAGTATTAGCTATAGCAACAAAGATTATAGGTAGATTATCATTAGAAGATGTTACTAAAGGTATCATTTTCATGACTGGTATAGCCGCATTCATGGCTATCATGGTATCTGTAACTAAATATGCTGGTAAACATGCAGATAAAGCTGGAGATATGTTAATGAAAATGTCTGTGGCAATTCTAATATTAGTAGCAGCAGTTGCTGTATTAAGTTTCTTAGACCCTGAAAAAGTAGCAATAGGAACAGCTTGTGTTTCTGCGTTACTAGTATTCTTTGCAATATTGGTTAAATGTTGCGAGAATGTTAACACAAAAATTAATGTAAATATCATAATTCTAGGTGTAATTATAGCAGCTTTTGCAGGAATTATTTATGCTTTAAGTAGCTTACCAGTACAAAACGTATTAGGTGTAGCGACAGCATTGTCTGAGTTAATATTATCTCTTGGAATATGCTTAAATCTATTAAATGGTTTTACAGGAATAGGTACACAAGGATTAATCGCAGTTGGAACGATGACATTAGTTGTAGCAGCATTGGCTGGAATTCTATATTTACTTAAAGATATGCCATCAGAAGGATTATTAGATAAAGCTATGTCTATATCTTTATTATTAGCAACTTTAACAGCTTCTTTAGCTGTGTTAACAGAAGTAGGTATGTTTGCGTCATCTGCTCAATCTGGTATGTTAGTACTAGCAGAATTTATAGGCGGTCTAACTGTAGTATTCGTAGCTTTAGGAGCATTAATGGAATATGTTCCAGCATTAGAGCAATTCCTAGATAAAG